CTAGAAGGCCAGCTCCCACTCCAAGGTCCATTTTACACTTGATGTCTTCGTCTTCGCTGCAAAATTCGCTCTGCAATACATGTCTCCTGCAGCTGCAGCGTTGAATAATCCAGCTTCCTTGTAGACTTGACTACCTCCACCGTTCGCCTCACCATAGTCGATGATCACGATAAACTTCACCGTGGTTCCGGTTCTGCTATGGCTGTCGATTGCCTCCCGGTAAAGCTCGTGCCCCAGAGCAGTATCTCCTACGGTTGGAGTTGTATCGTTGTCTCCAAGAGCGCAGTGACTAACGCCCAAGGCTCCAGCCTGCTTCCGCATCAAATCGCCAAGCACCTGCTTGCCCACGGTCGTGAAGACCGCGTCATCGTCCACTTCGATTAGGTTGCCTTGCCGATCGTAGATCTTGATGGTCAGCTTCGGCTTAGGTGCTTTCACTTCTATTTTCTCCATTTTTATGATTCCTCCGTGATCGTGAGCGTGACCTCCACGCTGAGGCCCGCAAACCAGAACGGAAACGAATATGGGAAAAGATTTTCTTCAATAAGCATGCTAATCGCCTGCTGGTCCTGCTCCTTTAGGGAAGCTAATGGAGACGGGGCTTCAAGATAGAAGCGGTTCCAGACATCATAGTTGCGGGTTGGCTCAATCGCTTTCTGTTTTAATCGATCCAGTTCTCGCATCATATTTCTAATCTGCAGCTGATATGGTGATGGTGGATCTCCGAGTAAATATTCAACATCTAGGCCATAATGCGGTTTGAAATGGTACTTTGTCTCGTTATGGACGAAGTTGTCTGTTAAGCCTTCGGAATCGAAATCCACGGACACCAGCTTACCCTCCTCGATTTTAGAGAGATCTATGTCCGATTCTGTCTGCGTGGTCTGGATCTCGGTTTTAGCAACGCCTAGATCTGACAGCCAGGCCTTCGCCAGCTTCTCAGCGAAAGTAGGATCTATGATGCTTTCATCCACAATCGGATCGGGTTCGCGTATACCATGCGTTTTGATCTCAGCCCAGTTCTCGGCGACTTTAATCACTCCTGCACCGAGGAATCTGAGATAGTCTAGATAGGTCGTGGCTGTCGTCGTGTCGGTTGAAGGCCAATAGAACATGATCGCGGTGATGTTCGCCCAGTTTGGCGCGCCTGTCGCGGTCCAGCCCTGCGCATCGGCGCCGACCAAATATTCTTTCTCAACCCACTCGTCTGCTTTCGGCGGTATGAAGTTACGAGAATAATAATTAGCTGCATCTGTCTCAAGACGAATCTGCACGGCTAGCGTGGTGTTGCTTCTAAACCAGAACCATAAATGCTCTAGAACATTTAGGTTCAAGGCGCTGGTGAAAGACCGCTTGAAAGACCGGGCTACACTAAACGTATGAGCTCCTTTAAGACTGTAGTTGCCTCGTTTCTTCTCCGCTCCTTCATCGGTTAGCGTTATGTTGCTCTTCACCCAGTTCGCAGCGTCGGCCTCAGTATAGTCGTCCAGCGTCGCAGGATGAATACTGTTTTTCGCGCCGTAGACTTTGACGCGATTCGCATAGAGATCGTTACGCTTCTTAACCGAGATCTCTCCAGAAACATTGTTATCGGTCAGAACCAGCGCGGCATGGCTCTCACTTAGGTTCTTAAAATAGGCTTTTTTATATTTGATCCAGAACTTCCAGCCTACACATTCGGGCTGGTCTAGGATCTCCTCGATCCACTCACTTACCTTCTTGTCTTGACCGCCTATGAACGTGAGTGTGGGACCAGTATCGATGTTTGTCCGGTCGATGTCTGGACAATAGGTCAGCAGGAGATTAGACATGATCGTGCCAGCTGCTTCCGTCTTAAAGACACCGGAATGCGTTGCCGCTTGAAGATCCATATAATAATCGAATCCTTCCAAGATCACTACTCGTTTCTTGCCTCCTCTATGCGGACGCTTATTTTCAATGTTCTCGATTCGTCCCGCGAACATATCCTCGTAGACGCCGGATCCTGGGTTTTTCTCGACGCGTATGGTTACCGGATCGTACCGCGAAAACTTGCCGTCGTATGATCCATCGGAGTTTTCTAGTCGGATCGTGAACGGTGCGGCCTTGAGTAGCGTGGTCCGTTCGAAGTCTAGAGTTCCGTCAACATCTGCGCTGACATCGAGGCTGCCGCTGGAAGTAACGATGTCTACATCGATCTGTCTCACCATGCAGATCTCCTCCCATAGCTCAATAGTTTACGCTTCCGGATCTCATCCAACCTATCGGCTAAGCGGTCCACATCATAGTCGCTGCCGATCGAGGCATAGATCGTGATCGTGCTATAATCGTTGAAGAGCGAAGATGATCCCCCAGCTGGAATCACAGCCTCACCCCGATGCAGAAACGCGAGTCCTGTCTCCTCGACTATGCCTCCAAACTGATAATATCTGACCGGGCTAGGTCTGACAGGAGCAGGTGTAGGCGTGGGAGCGGTGACCGTCGCGGCTGTTGTCGCTGCTGTTCCGGCGGCTCCGAAAAGCCAGCTGAGGAAGCCTGCAACCGCGTCCACGATGCCCTTGATGAAATTGACAAGCCCTTGAATCACGCCGATGATTGCGTCGATGGCAGGCTTCACAAAATTATAGATGGCGGTGAAGACGCCGATCACCGCGTCCCTGAAACCACCGAAATTCGTGATTAGAGCAAGTACTATTCCGATCAGGATCGTCAACGCTAAGGCGAGGGGGTGAGCTGTGAGAATATCCATTGCGACCCGCAGACCAGCCATAGTGCCCTGCAGACTCGTTATCGCGGTGATGACTGCGGGAATAATCATGGTCGCGGTACTAATCATCGCCTGATTCATGTCCTGTTGCTTAAGCTGAAGCCTCTCCCCTGCAAGAGCCAAATCGTCCTGCGCAGCCTTCAAGGTGACAGCCGCGGCTTCAGCTTCTGGACTGTCTGCACCAAACTTTTCAATTGCCGCGTTGAGGTCATTCTGAGCCTTCTCCACCCTCCGCGTTGTGTCCTCATACGCATTCGTTGCTTTATTGAGGCTGTACTGCGCCTTCTCGACGCGGTCGAAGGCGAAGACGAGAGTTGTGACGCTGGTCATCAAGCCTGCCATGCTTGTGCCCAGACTCTTGAGGCTGAACGATGATTTTTCACTTGCCGTCTGAACCCGCGAGCTGCTCTGCTCCACGCTGTCAGCCATCGTCTGCGCTGAGGTCCCAACTTTCGCTAGCTCATCGCTGGCATCGTCTACCGCGCTGATCAGGATTCCTACTTGAGTTTCTGCCATTCTGCTTGTTCTCTCCTAACTTGCTCGGCCACCGAAACTGGCTTCTCTTCTTCCTTCTCCATCTTCTTCTTGAGCCATCGGTCCGTTCGTGCGCTGACCATGCTGTTGAACATGAGTTCCGCGATCGGGCTAAGATCCAACTCGACCAACTCACTAGGCAATCGATGGTATTTTTCCGCTAGGAGCCCCACCGCCAGTCCGAAGCTGCTCTTTACGAAACGAGCTCAGCCTGCCTGCTGTGAAGCGGTCCAGATCGTTGAACAGGATGATCTCGTTGAAGAGCGTGATTAGGTCCATGCCCTCAATATCGTTGACGCTCAGATCCTCGGGGCCCGTCACGAGATCTACGATGGTAGGCTTCGTGACCGATTCAGACAGTAATGCTAATACTTCTTTGCTTCGCAATAGTTCGGCCAGCTTTAATTCATCTTGTTCCTTAGCGATCTCATCTAAGATGCCTTTGTTCTTCTTGAAGATGCGAGCGCAGGCTAAGACATCGATCTTCTTGATCTCGAAGACCGCTTCGCTGGGCAGCTCAACCAGCTTCCGCGCCCTGCGTCTGTCCTCGACTCGCTTACGGTACTCGCTCCCGGTTATCGGCTTCATTTAGAGACTTGTCTCCTTGTTCTGCAGCTTCGCTCTGACCGCATAGGTCGCTGTGGCATTGTAGATGGCCTGGAACTCAACGCCCTGCACGATCAGTTTACGCGTGTCCAAAGGAGCCTTAGCTGTGCTGTAGTAGACTTCAGGGATCTCAAGTTCCAACGAATACTTGTACGCGCCTTCGATGACCACGCCTTCCCAGAGCAGATCCAATGCTACGCCTGTGAGAGCGCCCTGGGGCTCCGTCGCTGCGGCTGCGCCGTAGAACTTTTCAAGCTGATCCTTGTTCACAAACTCGATGTCTAATTTGCCCTCGACCTTCCTCGCTCCGACCGGCAGTTTGCTGATCACACGTGCTCCTGGCCGGTATTCGTCCCCCTGCAGCGCGTTAAGGATCTTGGCTTCGATGCCTACGATGTCTCCGCAGGCCACAGTATTGATTTTGTAGGTTCCTTGTGTGAAGGTGAGGTCCGGTAGATTGCTCCAGCTTGGCGTGCTCAGAGATACGACCTTCTCGGTCTTACCTAAGACGTCCACGCTGGCGCTCAGCTTCGCCTTCTTCGCGGTCTTCAGCGTCAGACTTGCGATCTTGCAGCCTGGATACTGCAAGCCTGTTATAGCGTCTAGTCCTTTCTCAACGGTGAAAGACGGTGGATCGTCAGCCGGCGTGATCGTGTGCAGGTAAGCGGTTGTGCCTCCCTGCTGCGCCGAACTCACCGCGCCTAAGCAATAGTAGAGTAGCTGTCCGATGCCGTTTTCGGGCGCCACAAAGAAGTCGAAGCCCCCTCCGATCTTGACGGGTCCCGCTGACTGCTTGTAGTAGTCGCGTCCTCTGACGGTTTCGTCTAAGAGGATCTCTTGATCTGCGCCTAATGATTCTTTGACGATATCGATGAACTTCGTTGGTGTTACTGGTGTTCCGTAGACCGTCTCTTTCGCGATGCCTAGATACCTCGCCATTTCCTTTCTTACCTCCGTTTATGTTTATACTCTTGAAAGAGGCCTGATTTGATCAGGTCCTCGCCTATTTGGTCGGGCACCTCGACGGGTTTATTGGGCTCAAAAAAGCCGACGCCGTCGATTGAGACGCCCGAATCTTGCCTAATGTAGACTATTTTCATTTAGATCGCCTTCCAAGGCTCGACCGTGATGATGCACCAGAACAGATTGTAGTCTTGGCCGATGCTGTAGTCAAAATCTCGACCTATGAAGTAGAGGATCTCACACGCGCCTCCAAGTGTGCGGTCCTCGAGAAGCTTGTCATGCGCGTCTCCGGCTAAATCGATTAAGGTGCTCATGCCGGTGAGTGGGTCCGTTGCCGGCGACCGCGTTATGATGATTATTTTTGTTCTAAATTTGTGAAGGATTCTCGAAACCGTGTGGTCATCCTCTTCATCACGCGCAGGAATAAGGTAGCATGCTGGAAACTTGTCTGGTGGCAGAGTTGCGAGTTCTCCAACTGTCACGCTTTTAATCGATGTTAGCTCCGCGATCTTCGTCTTGATCGCCGTTAAGATGTCCTTGTGTATGGTTTTGAGCGCCATTACTCTTAGACCTCCGCTAGAATCCTGTTGAAAACTTCGGCCAACTGAGGTTCAGCAGCCAACGCGGTTCTTTCGACAAAATGCGTGGCTCTGATGCCTGGGTGCATGCCGAAATGGGGCAGAGCAGGATTTACAAGCCTCTTACCTATGGCCGGCACATATCTTCCCGGACTCGGCCGCGTTCCAAACTCGACAAAACCGGCATAAGGAACTTGGGGGCCGACCGTAACCCTGTCGGCTTCAACATCAACCATTATGGACGATCTTAAAGCGCCTGTTCTAACCGGAGCAAGCGTTTCCATTTCGCTCTTAATTAAAGCGCCTGCTTCTTCAAGCGCCTGTTGAATTGCCTCTTTAATCGCCTCTGTCTTCTCTTTCCAGACGCGACTGAACTCAGCGAGATCTACCGTTATTTTAACGCTCATTCCTCGTCATCCTCCGTTGCCTTGAAGAACAGCTTTTTAGCGCCTGGGACTTGGGCCAGGATCGCCATGGCGCGGTTGTGCAACTGCGTAGCCCGGTCGATTAAAATTTCCTCGCTGCCTCGACCCATTGCTCGCGCAGCTATGTCCTGCTGGAAGAGGTATGAAGCGGCTAGATCCGTGGCTGCGGCTTGGATGCTGGCATAGTAATCGTCTGTTTCAGCCCAGCCCGAAGGGTGCCTGGTCAAAGCGTTTATCTCTGCTTCGGCGTCCGCGATGCATGCGGCGATTATGGCCGCGGCTTCGCTCTCGTTGCTGCTGACGTCTGATTTTGTCAGCTTGGCTCTGTAGAGGACCTCATCCTCGGTCGTGTAAGCCAAAACCAGTCGAATGAATCGGGGGTGGAGGCTGATTTAAGCCAGTCCAACAGTCTTCTCATTTTGAGAAGGATGAGAAAGAGGGGCTATTCCTCTGCGAGTAGGGCGGTTAAGCCCTTCATGAGGATGCTGTGCAAGACTTCGCACTCCGCCGACTTCGCGCGGCCCTGCCTAATCGCCTTCTCGCACTCCTTCGCGTAGACTTTTTGGAAGCTTTCGCGTTGCTGGAACTCGTGCACCTGCAAGCCTTTAACTATCATTGTGCCGGCGGCACCTCCCTGCGATGATGGTAGGCGATTCTTCCTCCGTGCCTCCTCACATTCCGCGTCGTAAGCTTTCCGCAGTCTTTCAAGGGCGCTGGCTGGCACGGACGCGTTTACGCGGTATCGTTTCTCCTCGGTCATGGGATCCTCCTCGTCTCGCTTAACACGGTTAAACGACCTTTTTGGACTTCTTAGAGGGCTTCGACTCTGCCGAAGGCTTAGGTTCAGCAGCCACTTCTGACTTAGGAACTTTAACGAAATACGGGTCTTGAAGCAGAACATCGGCTGCCTCAGGAGGCACGTCTTGGACTTCGTCCGGTGCCCAGATCTTCTTAGGCTCGGCTGTTCCGTATCGCCCAGGCCCTATGTACTTGATTGCGACCATTCTTCTTCATCTCCTTTTTGTGTTATTTTTGGTATGATGCTAACCCGTAAAAAGCCGGGGGATCCTTCATCGCCTCGATTGCAGTATATACCGCAATAGGGCATCAGGTTTATGCGTGTACTCCGGTGAGTTTCCGGCATGCTCCTGTCTGCACAAGGATGGGCTGAAGCCACTGGCGTATCAAGAAGGCGTCGTAGCCTGCTTTCTCGTCGCGGTATCTGGCTGCTTCGGTGGGTCCTTGCCCCAAGATTATGGCGGGTGCTGCCAAAGATCCGACGATGGCGATGGTGTTGGTCAGGACGGTGTCGCTGATTCCCGTCACTCCGGGCAGGCCCGGAATAGGGAACGTCTTGCCCGCGGGTATCTGGACGCCTGCAGCCGTGCCACGTGTATGGTCGTTGCTAAAGAAGTCCATCCAAACCAGCGGATCCGCGGCGATGAAGTCAACGGGGAACCCGTTGCCCTCGATGACGTCCATGACGCTTCCTATGTCGTCGAACGGGTTGTTTGTGTCGGTGCCCCAGTCAGCGCCTGCGACGGCGGTCGCGGTCTCGACTACGGTCTTGATCTGACTGTTCTCCATCCGCGCAATCTCTTTGGCGGCGTCGGCGATCTGCAGGTTAACGATGTCGTGCGCTGCTTTTTTGGCGGCTTCGTCGCTGACGACGACGTGGGCCACGTTCTTCCAGAGGTCAAAATTGGTACGGGTGTAGGCTTCGGCCGAGATCTCGGCTTCGACCAGCGCCGGTACCTTCTCGACTCCGGTGAGCTTCGTGGCTACATCGACGCTTGCGACTAGCTTCGGCATGCTCACTACGCGGCAGATGCTTCGCAAGGAGTATTGGGGTTTCGCGCACATGTGCGATGGCCTAGGACTCAGACCGGAGCGACCGATCCTTTAACCAGCCTTAATAGGGCTGGGTCCTAGGCCTGTCTCGCAAGCCCCAACACTTCTTCCAGAATCACCTGCGCTTGGATTGCCGAGATGTCTTCGGGCAGGATCATCTGGGCTTCAAAGACGCCTAGAGTAGGTGACTTGAAGATTCTTCCCGTCACAGGATCCTTCCAAACTCCACAGTATTCGTTCATGTGGATCACTTCTTACTCAGCCAGATCTTTGCTGTCGTGTCGGCGTCTGCAGCGTCTGCGAGCAATAAGCCTAGGCGCTGCAGTGTCCTGTTCAGAGCGGTCTGCACGTCTGCTTCAACGTAGGTTGCTGGGGCGTCAGGATCAGTGTAGAGGGTTGCCTCTCCCGCGGTTGCGGAGATCATGACGCCTTGACCTTGCTTTCCTCCGCCGCTGCCCGAAACCTTCTGGACCGCGACGGCTCCGGCGACCACACACCTGACTTTATGCGTGGTTTCGGCGCTGTAGTCGTGGTCTTTCAAGGCCATGTAGAAGGGCCCGGTTACGGTGTTCGGCGCGGCTAGGATGCCGTTGCCGTCGTTGTGGACGATCTCGCCTTTCTCGATGTCCTCGTTCAGCTTGACCGTGAAGTCTTCGATGATCAAGCCTTCCTCTTTGAGTATGTCTCCTGCAGCCATCTTAGTTGCCTCCTATGATTCGGCCTTCGGTGTCTCGGGTGAAGCCGCATAGTCTAAGCCTCTCCCTCTCCACGGGGTCGAGCTTGTTGCTGCCACCCAGGTATTTCGCCTTCGGCATCGCGGTGTAGCTTCCGCGGTCCACCAGGTTCCTCGTGTCCTCGGTCAGTTGCTCCAAGATGTCGTCTGCCATGCCTTGAAACCTCGTGAGCTCTTCGTTTGATGGCGTGAAGCCTAGTTTCGATCTTAAGCCCAGCAGTTCCTGGACCTTAGTCGAGTGGCGTTCAGTCTCGAACTTGCCGAGGCTTTCCCGCAGCTTCTCGATGTCTCTGCGAAGAGCGTCGTTCTCGCTCTTCCACTTCGCAATCTCGGCTTCGTAGGGCGTCTTCGTCCTCTGCTCCAGCAACTCGCGCAGATTCTTGTTCGCTGCTTCTAGTTTCTCGATTGTTGCTTTGGCTTCAGCTAATTCCTTGTCATGAGCATTTTCGCTCATCTTCCATTTTTCTCCTTTATTGATTTCTTCCAACTTTTCGGTTAGGGCAGCCGAGAACGTTCTCGGACTGCTTTCCTGACCAGCATAAGTCGATAAGACTTGGGCGCTGGGGTAGGCGCCTCTGGGCACAAACGCTACATGCTCAAACTCGAATTCTTCTATGAGATCTACTCCGTTCCTCTTGGAGACGGCTAATGCAGTGACTTTGGGGCTGACGAAACGCCACTCGCCGCGCATAATCTTCTCCCAAGAATCCGGGTCTAGGATCTCGGCGACTCCAACCGCGTAGCCGTCGGGCTTTTGCGCGTCCACGAAGAGGCCGGCCACGATGTCTCCGGAGTGGTCGGGATACGCGATCAACGGTTTGCCGATGAGTGTGTTCAAGGCCTTTTTCAGCGCTTCATCGGTCACCTGCCACTTGTTCGCGTTCGCTGTCGTGTCGATGATATGGATCTTTGCAAGATGCTTGATCGGGTTGTAGACTTCGACGGAGGCCAGATAGTTAAAACTGAAAGGCATCTTAGCTTCTCAACGCCTCCTCATATTCCCACTCGCACCGGCAGAACGGGTGTGCGGGTATGGCCGCCAATGGACCGTACAGTGGGAACGGCTTGCCGTCCATGCCTGCGCAGTACCCGCATACGCGCTCGTCTCCCTGGGTGATCCATACGGCGTGAAACTTGAACTCCGGTGGGATGAATTGCGCGGTGAAGAGGTGGGATTCGCCTACTTTGCCCTCGTTGCGTTGACGGTATGTGCTCAGCTTTCCCTCGTTGTAGAGGCTCCAGACGACCAGCTGCGCGATTACTTTCATGCGGTTTTCAGCCTCGTCCCGAGTGATGGCTTCCGCGTCGAGCTTAGACAAAACGTCTGCGAGATCCGAGGAATACTTTTCACGCTGACCCTGTATGGTGTCCATGCTGTAGTCTCCCAGCCCGTACTCCCAGCGCTGCTTAAGCTCGGCAACCGCGACGAGGTGGCCTCCAAAAAACGCTTTGAAGCCGTAAGCGCGTATGATGCGTTTGCCATCCATCAGTGCCCGCGTCTTAGCTTCTGCGAGGACTGACAAGAGGGCTTTAGCCAGCAGCGGCTCCAGCTTCTGCGGCCTCAGGACGGGTATGAGCTCGCGTACACTCATGCACCTTTTTCCTCCAACTCGGCTGGATCGAAGTCGAGCAGCTCGTAACCCTTCTTCCGGTCAATGATGCCTATGCCTGAGTCGTAGAGTTTGCTGACGGCGTCGGCCATTTCAGCGAAGTCCATGACGCTGATGGGGTTCCAGCGATGCTTCACCAAAACGGGTAAAGGCTTCTTCGGATCCAGCAAGTCCAGGATCCGCCGGACCTGCCGGTCGTACCACTGATTCTCGATCTCCCTGCGGAGGTGGCGTTGCACGTCCGCGACCTTGCCGTCCCGGTAGGCCTCGAGCTCCGCGTAAGCCGTGGCCCGGTTCACCTGCTTCTCACGGCCTATCAGAAACTTAGGGACCCTGAAGTTGCCAATGATCTCGAAGTCGAGGTACTCAAGGCTCTGGATAAGGCCCGGGATATCGCTTTTAAGGTCTACGGGCGTAGCCGTGACCTTCTGACTCATCGCTATGTTCTTGCCGGGCTCGATGCCGGTGATCACGTTGTCTATGGCTTTCTGCGCGTCAACGTCGCTGAGCCCTGAAACATCCACGGTTAGGATCACCGTAGGCGCCCAGAGCTTCTCCGCCGTCTCCTTCAGGTCCGTGGCCAAGATCTGCTGCCTCGTCTCGCACATGGTTAGGACGGGCTCGATGTCGCTCAGCCCCTCTTGATCGGCTTCAAGGCTAAGATTCACGAAATACAGAACCTGCTCCGGCTTGTAGAACCCGCCTTTGCCCTCGTACTCGAAGCCTGTAAGATTCCAATCACCGTCAAGTTCCGGCTCAAGTTGCGTTGAGTCGAGGGGCAGAAGCTGCGTGGGCACGCCTTTCTTGTCCAGCACGATCTCGAAGCCAGCTTTACCGTAGATCGACCTCTTTATTTGAGCTACGAAAAGGACGTGATCCAAGTTGACGGCTTTATTCAGCGCGTCTATTTCGTCCTTGACATCCCGGTGCTCCTCAAGCTTAGCAGCTATCTGCTCTTCCGAGAGGCCTCCAGGATCAGCCAATTCGAGCACTGTTTCAAAACCTTTCGCGGTCGGGTAGAAGGCGTTGGCAATTACGCAGTTTCGCACCAACGAGTCGCGTCTAAACTCGCGGTAGAACTTGTTGCTGCCCGTGTACGGGTATTCGGGCGTTGGCCTGGACCAGATCCAGTGCGTGGCGACAGCCGCCTGGTACTCCGGAGGCACCTTTCTAGCCATGATCAGACCTCCCAGGCTCTTTCTTGGCGGTCGAGAGGATCGTTACGCCAGGCCGCTTCTTCAGAGCAACCCATGGATCCTTTTCTGTCAAGAAGCTCTTCGCGATGGGTTTCTGCACCAACCCAGATCATGTTAAGTCTTGGAGTGCAGGCTAAAAAACAGACAACAAAAAAGACTTTGTATACTAAGATAACTTTGTATACAAAGAGGATTTTGCTTAAGCGGTCCGGATGAAGATGCCTGTACCCTTTTCTTCTCTCCGCGGCTTCTTCTCCGGCTCTTTCACCTTTTCTGCTGAAGGAAGCGACGAGGGGGCGGTTTCCAGGAAGTCCCTGCCCTTCTCCGTTATATGATAAAATTTTGCAGGCAGCCCTTTGTCGTTCTCCTCATGGTCGAACTCAATATATCCTTGCTTCAGGCAGTAGCGAATGTATCTTCCCGCTGTCGGGTTACTCCAGCCTGGCAGCTTGGCTATGCGGTAGAGGTTGGTATTTTCTTCGGCAAAGATCCGAAGAAGCTCTACGATCTTGTCTACGAAGAATTTTTCGGATGCTGTCAAGAGGGGTGGTCTCGTCTGGAGAATGATGTGGAAAAGGAATATATATCCTTTCTATAGGATATAGAATAGAAAGGAGGTGGAAGCGAGGAAAATGAACTACTTGACCTTAGCCTATGCGGTGATCTCGGCCATCGTCTACGCCGCCTCGTTCTACATTAAGAACCGACAATCGACTGACGAGCCATTTGACCCGGCTAAGTTTACTGCGACGTTGATCGTTGGCTTGATTATTGGCATAGTGACGATGTTAACCGGTAGCCCGTTGACCGAGCAGGATGTGATTACGCAGCTGATCGCATATGCTGGTTTGGTCACTTTCATCGAGACCTGGCTTAAGACGCTGATAAGAGCGTGGAAGTGAACAGGCGTGGCAGGAGAGAAGGGTTGATCCAAACCATCACGCTTGCTTTTTACAAGCTACTCGATGGTGGAGAGGCTTTCATCAAGCCGGATGCTAAAAAATGGGTTGCCCCTTGCGACTTGGGTATCATCGGCTTCCAAGGGACCATTAGCAGCTTCCCTTTTCTCCACGCCCAAGCATGGCTGATCACGAATCCAGATGCGTTGAAGCAGGAGCAGGTCATTCTTGAGGATCCTACAGATGGGATCTTCGGTCATATTAATAGCGGATCAGCCGGCAAGGCTAATCAAACAACAGTTTTCCCGCAGGGAAAATCTATTTCCTTGAAGAAAGGAGAAGCCGTCTACCTGGGCGTCTGGGCGCACAATATGTGGAGCATCTTAGGCTGGAAGCAGAAGACCGACTTCCACTGCCACTATGACATCTATTACCAGGAAGCGGTTTGAGCGATCATGCGCGCGATGTCTTTAAAAGACTTGCACCGTTGGACTCCAAAGAATCGCAGAATGCAACATGCGTAAGAATTATATAGTCGGAAGTAATGCCAGCCCTGCCAAGGTTTGCGACTACGAATCCTAGAAAAACATAAAGCAAGAATGGTGCCAAGACTATTACAGCAACAGCGGAAGGGCACAGGTTGCAGACCGCAAAGATTAAGGACATTAGAGACGGGATGGAGAACGTTAACATCACGGCGAGGGTGACCGCCATTGAAAGGAGAGGCACTGTGGAGACTCGTTACGGTCCTGCGGAAACCGCTGTCGCGGTTATCGAAGATGAAACTGGAAGAATCCGACTCAAACTTTGGCGCAGCCAAATTGATAAAGCCAAGGTTGGAAGCATGGTCAGAATTGAAAACGCCTTCGCCTCGACGTTTGATGGAAGATTGGAATTGAACGTCGGATCGAGAGGAAAGATAGAGGGGCTGTAGCTTGCCGAGGCGAGCATTCAGGGAAATTCTCTCCATATTCAGCGGCTGTGGCGGAATGGACCTAGGCTTTGAGCAAGCCGGCTACAGGATAATATGGGCAAACGATATTGACAAGCCTTCCTCCGAAACCTATTCCAAAAACTTCTCGATTGAGCCCCTTAGGGAAGATATCCGAAAAGTGAAAAGTTTCCCGAGCGCCGACATAGTCATAGGTGGCTACCCGTGCCAAGGCTTCAGCCTTGCTGGAAATAGAGACGCTTTCGACAAGAGAAATTATATTTACCTTGAGTTTGCTAGAGTCTTAAAGGCTGTACAACCCAAGGTCTTTGTCGCAGAAAACGTGAAGGGTGTGATAGTTCCGTTCAAGTCTTCGCTAAGGGCCCTCGACTTAATGCAAGCGGAATTCAGGTCCTGCGGTTACAGGGTGGCGTCTAGGCTCTTAAATGCCAAAGACTTCGGCGTTCCGCAAGATAGGGAGAGGGTGTTCATTGTGGGAGTGAGGAACGACCTGAATATGGACTATGTCTTCCCAAAGAAGACGCACGGCAAGCCCCCTTTAAAGCCCTATGCCACTCTCAAGGACGCGATAGGCGACCTACCCGAGCCCAAAGAAGGAGAATACTACGACCACACGGGTTTCTCTTCGCGCTACATGTCACGAAACAGGATCAGAAGATGGGACCAAGTTAGCTTTACAATACAAGCGAGTGGAAGGCACGCGCCACTCCACCCGTCCTGCCCTCCCATGAGGAAGATCGAGCAGGATGTTTGGGAGTTCACAGGCGAGAAGAGCAAATACAGAAGGCTGTCGGTGAGAGAGAGTGCCAGAATCCAAACCTTTCCTGACAGTTTTGTGTTCCGTGGCTCGCTAAACTCGAAATACGTGCAAATAGGAAACGCTGTCCCGCCTTTATTGGCAAAGGTCGTAGCGGTGCAGCTGAACTGCCTCATTCCAGCCCAACCCGAAATAGTCGAGTATCTAAAATCCTAGAGCAGAGTGCGATGGCGTGGGCAAGTCGCTCACAGGAACAATGCTGTATGGATTTTCAGGCTACAGACCGAACGTCATGCTTTTTTTGACCATCATGAGGGCGAACTTTCGACAACCGGCTTTTTTCCCAGATGACCTCAGAAGCGTCTTTCCTAGCCTTGTCTGAGGTAAGTTTTCGAAGTTCCTTGTATGGGTCATCTTCGTCCTTGGTGCGGTTTTCAGATAGATACTTCTCGAAAGGCTGAATCACCCAGTTGTTCAACTTGCCTTTCCATGCTTCGATTTCATTCTTTCCGGGAAGTCCTTTAACTTTAATGATTTTGGCTAACAGCCTCAAAAGCACTGCAATGCTGTTGTTTGTACAGATGAAGCCTCTTTTTCCTTTGTTTTTGGCACTCCTTTTCCAGTCTGCTTTCAAGCTGTCATCGCTTGCTATTGCTTTAAAGAAGGCTTTCACAACTCCCATGAAGGCGTCGTTGGAACCATGCTGAGAAAACAGATTCGTTCTTGAGTACAAGTACTCGCAAATGTTTGGAAAAGACAGGTATGCCGTCGATGACCGGACCCTGGGAAGCGAAATACGGTCTTTGAAGGGGGGCTCTTCATTGAGTTTATAGACGAACTTTGATATTCTCCCCCGGGTGCTGCCAGGCTCCGTGAACTGATAAAGGTCCCACAAGATCGAAGGAGGGACAGGGGTTTGTGTCTTGTTGATAGTCACAAAGAGCGCGGCTCTCTCCTTCGGACTGAGCCCCTCAATTATGGTGATCCAAAGGCATTGGCTCTTTTTATCATTTAGGCTTGAATAACCATAGAGTCTATGCTGACCGTCCAGAATCTCCAATGAACATGGTTTGTCAGGAACATTGAGGCTTCCTACTACGTAAGATGAATCGCCCTCTTCCGCTCCCGGAGTGAAGGTCAGTCCCCCATCTCCAATGGCTATAAGGTTGTTTGGAAAGTAGCCGCCTTCTACGCTGAGGTAGCTTTTAATTTTGTTAATCTTTTTTTCTTTCAGGAGCCTTTGGTAGGATCCGCCCAAGATGCTGTTTATCTCAATTCGAAAGACATACGCCAATCGCAGTAGAGTCCCTGCGTCGATAGGAAATGTGTATAATGTTTTTGACCCAACTTTGGTCTTTATGGTCTTCACACTAATGTCGTGCTTCTTTGGGAACACTTTCAATTCTTCAAGTTGGAGCGCCAGGTCTTTGAGAAAGCCGTTTCGAACTATTTCCTTGTCTTTCAAAATTCCGAGTGCCTGCCTGTAATACGCTAGGTCGAAATCGTCTCGCAGAACGATCTTAAGTTGCTTGGCACGCTTAAGGTGTTCTTCGCCGATTTTTACGTCTTTGGTCCAGAAGATGAAGGCAACATCTCTATACCCATGCTTTTCTTCGTATAGTTTTTTTATGTCTTCGACAACTTCGTTTCTGTAGCCATTTATGATTGAAAGGTAGCTTCTTACGTTTCGACCTCTTTTCTTAAGCGACTGTCTCGTTTTGGCGTCTATAACCACATAGAAGTCACCATCCCTTCCAAACGCATCTATCTCCTGCCCTCCAAGTGAGAATACCGCAGGGGTAACGCCTTGCTGGGGTGGCGGAACATCAGTAAACCCAACAGAAATTAGAAAGTCTCTAATCTCATTCTGGAAAATAGTGCCCGGGTCTTGGTTTGGCATGCCACAACCTATGCTTAAACATATTCAAATATACATGATTAGCTTTTCTGTTTCTTAGTCTGGGACGAACCCTCCAGATAACTTGAGGCACTATC